AATACCAAAAAGCTGTCGCAGCAAATGTCGCTGGCCTTGACCGGGCAAGCGCTTTGGTTGCTTCGGGAATGGTGAAAGCAAAAGAGTAATGGAAGCGGAAAATCGTGAGCCACCAAACCCGCTCGACCAGGCCTGGCAAGACCTTCTCATGGAGGTTGAGCACCAGCTGCGAGCGACCAGGCATCGGTTTTTCGGGGCAGTTACACTGGAGCTTCAGTATCAATCCGGCAATTTGACACTGTTCAAGGTGTCATCCGACCGGACCAGGAAAGTGTCAGTTGACATTCGCTGATTGATTAGTACGATTTTCGGCAACGAGCCAATCGACGCGGAAAAATGCAACCGAACAACGGTGCTTCCGCAGGGTCCGCAGGCTCTTTGAAACATTTTTCGGTGACTGAACAACAGAACCGTGCGAGCTCAGGCTTGTGCGGTTCTTTTTTTTTGCCAAGGCCAAAAAGCCAACGAAATGCAAATTACTCCACGACCTGGCGAAAACGAATATGCATTCACGGTGAGGGCTCATCGAGAGCTGATGCCGCAGGTGCAGGATTTTCACCGACGAAATCAAATGGTCTGGAATTCATGGGACCAAAGCAGCGGGCCCAGCCGAGCTCGCCAGATTGCAAGCCAAAAGTTTCCGACCGACCGTTACGAATTTAGCCCGGCGCATTGCCATTTTGCCGAGCACGACAAAGTCGAACCGAGCGGCAATGTCAAACGCGTAGGCGTGAACGACCTGATTCAGATTCTCCAGGAAAACAACTCACAAATCCTGGACCGAGAGAACTTCCAGGCAATCACCCTCGGGCACACTTCCGATCATTACGCCGCGAAAGACCCTGACGTTATTGGCTTCGCCGGTCCATATCGCCTCGGCATGATCGGTCACGAGAAACCAGTCTTTGCGATCTTTGGCGATGAATACCACCGCAGGGACCGGATTAATGACATTCAGTCAGCTCCCCGCCGAAGCATCGAACTGAATACTCTCCGAAGCACCGGACAGAGGTGGTTTGACCCGATTGCTGCGCTCGGCGCGAAAGCTCCTCGGCTGGCCATGCCGGCAAAGTACGACTCCTCGACTGAAGCCGAGGTTGAGCGGTACTCAGTCGTCGCTCCGGCCTACTCCCCGGGCGGCAGTAATACGCACGTTCCAGGCAATAACCAGGTGGAAAAGGCTGTCTATGGTGACAGCGTGCCACCGCAAACACAACAAGAGGACACAATGGGCCCGAACAACATCAGCGACCAGGACATTGCCGCAATTGTTGCCGCAATTGAGCAGATGCCTGAAATACAATTCATCCGCTCCATGCCTCAGTTCCTGACTCAAGGCGCGGGCATGGGCGGCAATCAAGACCCGATGGCCGGTCCGGGCGGCGCTCTCGGCGCAGCCCCTCCGGCTGGTGGTGGCGATTCCGTATTGGCTGCTCCGCCTGCCGCAGGTCCGGGTGCAGCCGGCGGTCTTGGTGCTCCTGGTGCTGGAGATCCGGGCCTTGGTGGTCAGGACGAAGAAAATTACGAAGCGTTGCCCGAACCGGGAGACGAGGAAGACGACGAGGAAAACATGAATCAGCCTTACTCTGCTCAGCGGCACGTCAACGTTGACCGCTACCAAGCTCGCATCGGTCAGCTGGAGACCACGGTCGCCCAGCAAATGAAGACCATCAACAAGATGACTGCCGTCATGCAGGCCGAGCATCGCAACGCTGCTGACGTTCGTCGTCGTGCTCAGCTTGAGACGTTGTCAAATCGGTACAGCATCATCGACTGCGACGAAGAGCTCGAAAAGTGCCTTTATTCGGCCGGCTCGGCCATGACTGACAAGGACTTCGACAAGCACCTGGCCTCGCTTGAAAAGTTCGGTGCTCGAGCTGAAGCGCTTGGCGGTGCTCGAATCCCTCAAGGCGAGCTCCCGATGACCGAAAAAGACACGGAGCGATTTGCCGCCGAGTGCCAGGCTGCTCAGGATATTTTCAACGAAAAGGTGAACCAGGGCGATTGGATCGACTGGGACACTGCTCTCGGCATGGCTCGCCAACGCAAAAGCTAGGCGATAGCAACGAGTCGTCAACCAAAACCTGAAACTCACACTGTTTTTGAAAGTTTTAAATCATGAGCCACTCTGCTCCTTCTTATGTAGCAAGCGAAGACATTCCCGTTTCTGTTTTCGTCAATATCTTGCTGAACAACGACCACGAAATCGAAGTTTGCGATGCGGGCGACCTTGCAATTGGAGTCAGCGACTACGCACCTCAAGATCCAGTATTGCCAGGCGGTTCTCTCGGGCCAGCCGCTACGACCGGAAACGCCTGTCGGGTTTTTGGACTGGGCGACACTTGCGAGGTTCTGGCCGGCGGTGCCGTTCAGGCCGGACAGTATCTCAAGCCTGATGCTGCTGGCAAGGCAGTTGCCTGTTCGTCCAATGACAAATACTCCGCCATCGCCCGTGCGGGCGCTGGCGCTGCAAACCAGCTGGTGAAAGTGATTCTCGAACAGGGCGTTGCTCCGTAGTGAATCTGTTGGCTGTATAGGCAACTGAATATTCCGTTTAGTTTCAAGGATCTGAAAAACAAGACAAGCAGGTGGCGCGAGCCTTTTGGTCTCACCCCACGCCAGACGATTGCTAACCGCTCTGTTGAATCAGCGCTTCCCCGCTGGTTCTGAGTTACAGAAGGTTCGCGCTTCCTGCGGTCGCATTTTTGAGGAAATCAACAATGCCCGTTGGCGCACCTTTTTTCCCAGGCAATTCGAACACCTACATCAAGGACCATGCGGCCACTGGCTACTTGATCACCCAATACAGCCGCAACCCCAAGGACTTCCCCTTGGCCCGGTATGCTCAGTATCGGGAAGTCAAAAAGGACTCTGGATACTACCTGCGAATGACTGCCGAACAGGCTGGTCGTCTCGTTGGTGGAACCCTGGATGAATTTGTTTGGCCGGACGGTGCAGACCGACCGAATCACAACGACGGCCTGGAGACCGTGGCCTGGGCAGACTACCGCACTCAGCGGTATGACTTCCCGTTCCGCCTTGGCCAAAAGGCTGTCGAGCAAGCCGGCTGGGACGTGAAGGCTGTCGAAGCGGCCAATCACGCTCAGCAGGCGATGACAGGCCGGACTCGCCAAATGCACCTGGCCTTCGAGACCAACTCGAACTGGGACACTGGCCACCGTGTTGACGTCACCTCGATTTCTGGCGTATCCGGCCGCTGGGATTTGAGCACCACTGCTCGGATGGACATCAAGAAGAGCATCAACCACGCCCGCGACCTGATTCTGAAGGACACCCTCGGTGTCGTGAAGAACAAGGCCGACATGCGGCTCGTCATGAACCCCTACACCGCTCGCAAGATCGGTGAATGCCAGGAAATGGTCGATGCAATCAAGCATTCGACTGACGCGTTGAAGCACTGGAAGGGTGACCTGCCGGATTACTCCGAATTCGGGCTCCCGACCCTGCTGTACGGCATCCCGATTGTGGTTGAAGACACCGTAATGGTGACCAGCCGCCGAGGTGCCTCCACTCCGACCCGCAGCTACGTCTGCGCGGACAACGTGGTGTACCTGGTCAGCCGACCAGGCGGTCTGATGGCCAAGGCCAACAGCGGTCCTTCCTTCAGCTCTGCGATGGTCTTCCTCTACGAAGACATGACCGTGGAGACTCAGAACGACCCGAAGAACCGCCGAATGGACGGCCACGTCGTGAACGACCAGTTCTGCGGAATCATCGCTCCGGCAAGCTGCTTCAAATTTGAAAACGTGACTGCCTAGTCTTCCTTTCGCAACCAGGGTGGGCGGTCTTTATTGGTCGCCCACCCTGTTTTGTGTCTTATCGCACCTGGGGATGAACCATGCCGTACTCTTACTCGCTCCCTTGTCATACGCCATACCGGACGGGAGCTCATCGGATCGCGTTTGCAGCTCCATACAACACCGCGTTGGTGGACCTGGGAATCTCGACGGACGGGGTTCGATACCAGAACCACCCGTTTTACGTTGACGTGCATGGAGACCGGAACGGTGGTGGCCAGGGGCCTCCCATCGAAAAGCAGTACCTGGGCGAAATCGTCATCGTTTCGTTCACGCTCAGCACGTTCACTCCCGCCTCGATCGACGTTATCCGAAAGCGCGGCATCCTGGACTCCAACGGATTCACAACGCAAGGCCTCGTCGGGGGATTCCTGCTGACCAACCGATCAATGCGGCTCTGCATCATGCCTGAGGTAGCCTCAGACGTTCGGAACTTCTGGTGCGCTGTCCCGGTACAAGCGATTGAAGTTACCGAGGGTTCTAAATTCTCCGAATGGTCATTCACGTTTGAATGCCACCGCCCGCCTTGCGGACACGCCTGGGCAGGTGTTCTGGAGGATGCAAGCTACGGCGCGTACTCGGCTCCTGCTGGCGCGCCTGGTCCTTACACGACCAAACCCAACCCAATCACACCGTAACCTTTTTGCTTGGGGGAGTAAAAATGTTTTCGTGGTTATTCAAAAAGTCAAACCGCAAGCTGTTTCGTTTTTTTGACGGCAGCAGGTTGCGGCGAGAAGACCCGCTCGCACTTCAGCTAAAGCTGGAGACTCACGAAAAGTGTCGCTGGGACGTGCATCCTGCTCTTGCCGAGCAGGGTGACTCAGTGGCCTATGAAATCTGCCTGGACGCAATCTGCGATGTGTTTGGGGTGACGCGGTTCAACTCTTCGCTCGGCACTGGACTGACTCACATGGAGCTGATGGGGCTCCTGCGGTCGTTCGTGGATTACATCGAGCAGTTAAAAAAAAATACCGTAGGTTCTCCGAAATCGCCTACGACTACGGATGCGATGTCACCCAAATTGAGCAAACCGACTACGAGCGATATGTCGGACTCTGCCTCAACACCAATCGAGTCCGAGCCCGAGGAGCGGACGTTGTCCGATACGGATACGAAGCAGCCGTAGGAGAATTGAAGCGAGGAGTGGCTCGTCCAGTCGAGATGTTTGAGGCGATTTGCATGGACGAAGCAACCGCCAGGTATCTGCACAAGCGAATGTCCAGCATGTTGCGGGCTTCGAGGAGACAATAGCAAATGTGGCAGGTACTGGCAGGTGCTCTTCGATCGGCCGCAGCAAGCCGAACAGGGCAGTTAGCTGCTCGCCGGGTGTTAAAAGGAAACCGGCAGCAGCGGATGCGGCGAATACAAGAACGTCGCACTATGTCTTTGGCCGACCGTGTTGCAAGCCGCTCGGCAAGAAACGCGCGGCAAAACGGATCCGTTTATAACCGCACGTTTCGCCAGCAAGCATTAAAGCTGGCGAATCGCGCATGGACAGGAGGCCTACAGGGCGGGCGGCTTGGTGCAAGCAACTCACGCCAGTCTTTTCTGGACACCGCACGTCAGGTGCCTGGGCTGTTGCAGCAGCAAATGGCTGCTCAGAACATGGGCGGCGCTGGAAACAACATGTTTTGGCAGCAGCCTTTCAGTTGGATGGGAGGCAACCAAGACAGTGGCGAGTCCGAATCACGGATGCGGCAGCTCGGGACCGGATTTGTCAGGCTGCTGGGCCCTGTAGGTCGATTTGCTTCCGCTATTTCAGATACTGTTCGAGCGGTCCACGGATTCGCAAACACGTTGTCCAACGCACAGCGAGGGACGATGAAATACAGTGGCGCGGGGTCGTTAGCATTTGCCCAGCTAGACACGAATCGACTGTTCCGGGAGATGCACAAAGCTAAAGAAACCGAGAAATCCACGGTCAAGCTGACCCAGGCGCTGGACAAACTTGAAGAAGCAATGGAACCGTGGGAAATCGGTTTTCAAAATGCCACGAATAAAGCAACCACTTGGATTACTGAAAAGACCACCGGGTTCTTGAACTGGCTCAATCAGCAAACCCAAAACTGGACTGGTCGAACCCCAAAAGAGCTGCTTGACGATTCCACAGACTTGGCGACTGGAACGGTAGACCAAGCGATCGGCATGGTCACTGGCAACAGCCAGGCATGGTCCAACATGGGAACAGCTGCCGGGGCAACGGCCGTGGCTATTGGCTCATTGCCTACGAGAGGCTGGGATGGCTCCGGGCAGGCGGTCAAAGAGTACCTGGGGGTGCCTGAGCAAGTAGGGCTGTCTCGCTCGATGCAAGAAGAGTTGCAATACGAAAGGTCTCTCAATCGAGACCAATTGAGGGAGTACAGGAAGCGGAAGGAAGAAGAAGCTCGTGCCCGTATGCAAGAAACCGCATGGGGCAGGCAGCAATTAGCGCAGGCAGACGCGGCAGCTTCGGGAAACGTAAACACCCCTGAGGCAGCAAAGCGTGACGCGAAGGCAAAGGCCAATCCGAACATCCTGGCCGACATGTTCGGCATGCAATTGCAGAAGCACGCCCTCAAGGCCGCGAAGGCTCCAAAGCCTGGCATTCCCGACCGCAGTGCAAAAGTGCAGGCCGATGGGCTCAAGAAAATGGCACAGCAGCATCACGTAGCGATCCCTCCAATGCCTTCTGGCCAGCAGCGGGCTGATGCTGCCGGCGCAGCACCATAACCCACCTGAAGCAATTACTGAAATGTCATACAACACCAGCGATAAAGGCACGGATGTAATCTACAACGGTGTCCACCTGCGCAATGTCCTGACTCGCACGTTCGACCAGTCAGTGCAGTATGACGACAGCGGAACTGACCGAATGTTCAATCGGTTCAACATTTCCGTGGAATCCCTGGTGTCGGACTCTGACCTATCGGAATGGGTAGCTACGCTGTCGGACCACCTCGGCGCGGACGGCGCGCCGCTGAATCCTGGCGGAGCGCTGCTGACATCCCAGCAAAAGCTGCAAATCGTCCACGCATTGCTATCCGTACCAAGGCAAAACTTCATTTATCGGCAGGGCGATGCCACTGTGGTGGAGGCTGTTGCCTCGATCACCTCCCAGAACCAATCCAGCCAAAGCAGCTTCGGCGGAGACAGATTCAGTCCGGCCACCGACTTGGACAATGGACCAAAGCCAAGGTCTGTTCAAGTAACCCAGGTTATTGCTAACAGAGTGTACCGAATCGCATTCTCGATTGAGGTATGCCTACTCTACTGCGGGGATTTCCCGGCGGAAGTGCAGCTGGACAATGGGGCCAGGACACCCGAGAAGCGGAGCGCGCTGACTCAACGACGCTTGCTCTCAAATCGATTTTCTATCGATGAAACCAGGGATGGGAATTTTTACAACACCCGCGTCCTGATGGGACGCGCTCGAGTGGCTCACATGGACCTTTGGAGCGAGGCCATTCGAATTTTGGTTCTCCCGTCACTTCAGCCGGGCTACAAGCGGGAGCAGGTCCAGTTCGTTGTTGACCCGAACGGCCTGGACATGAGTTATCGAGTAGTGGACAAGCAGCGGTATGCTGCCCCGCCCTACCCTGCTACGGATTTTTCTGGCGTTCACCAGGAAACCACCGGCATCGACGGCGCGGTGTCACAGGGGGCGATCAGCGTGAAAGTGTTCGGCTCGCCCGATGCGCTCAAAAAAGCGCTCTTGCTGGTGGCTATCAGCATCATTCAGTGCCGGATTGGCCAGTTTGGAAAAATTGCAGAGCTAGACGACAACGTCGTGCCTGAGCAAGTGACGATCACTGACGTATTGCAGGAAAACGTGGTCGAGGTTTCCGTTCAGTACATGCGGAAGGGCGGGACCGGAAAAGATAAAGAGGAGCGATGGCTCGACATCATGACCAAGCGGCTCGGGCTGCTGCCATCTGTTGCAATTTTGCAGCTGGACCCCAAGCTGGTGCAGCAGGGAAAGACCGACATTGGCGACGAGAACTATTACCGGGTCGATGGGCGGGCCCCGAACACTGACATTTGGCCGGTCCCGAGCAGCCCCTGGGACGATGGCGCTCCTTACGGCATTTTTGCCCAGTATCTCCAGGATGGCTGCGTTCCGGTGCATAGCACACCTGACACGTTTTACACCGACGAAGTCAATCCCGAGGACTCTGAGCGACCACCGGCCCGAACAGCCACTGTCAGCACCACCCCAATCGGTGAAGATGTGGACAAGTATCCTGGGGGTGATGTTGAGGGCGGGGTTCAGGTCAGCCAGGAACAACAGTCCTTTCCGTACACCCACGTTGAAATTCGCAGCGATTACGCAAACGACTACGGATATGTGAGCCTGCCCAAATTCTCCGACGCGGTGGCCCCAGCCGATGGCGACGTGGTAATCACGAAGCTGCACGCTGGCACTTGCAAGAAAACAGTCTTCTTTAGCGCGAAGCGGCAAGGTGGCCAACCCAACATTCCGGAAATTCAGCCGGTGCAGGTGGACAAGAACGGGATCGTTTACGTGCTTGACGAAATGCACCCGGAGTACGTCGCGCCGAGATTGATGCCTGACCAGCAGAATTTCGAGTACGAGATCAATATGCGGCTGAACTACCACATGTCTCGGGCACTGAAAACGAGCGACAAGCTCAGCCTCGGTTCGCTGCCCTGGGACACGACCACCAGAGAGGACAACGAAACCACGCTGGACCAAGACCGCCAACGGCCGATGAATCCGATCACGCCCAAAGAATCTGAATCCGACTCGAACAAAAAGTAGCTTCCATGGCAATCAATTTCTCAAACCTGTTTGGCAAAACCAAAGCGATCGTGACGCTTGTCGAGACCTTGTCCACTGCTCAAAACGTCACGGTCAAGTCAAATGTTGACTCGATTTTGGCGCTTTACGGATCCGAGCTGCAAGACACCGACAGCTACACGTATGTCAGCGGTCTGGTGACAGCGGCCAACTCCTTCTCCAATCAAAGCAGCCTGATTTCGGCCGCAAGGGCCCTGCTGCAAAGCGAGATTGTCCGCGCTGTCAAGGCTGACAAGCCTGCCCTGACCAATCTGACCATTTCGCAGGCAATCGACGAACTCGACTCGCAGATGGTCGCCGGCTCTCAGACCATCAAGAAAAATGTTACGTCGGCAACCGCGACCTTTCCAACTGACAAGGTAGTCCTTGCGGTCACTGACAAGCTGGCCAACGGCAAGGTCAGCGAGCGATGCTTCCAGGAGACTTTTCTGGCATCTTGGAATGGCTCTGCGATCGCTATTCAGGGAATTGCCGTCCAGCCAGGCACCAGTCCGGCCTGGCCGGCAGGTAGCGGCATAAGCCAAACAGTTGCTCCACGGACTGCTGGCGGATTGATTGCCAACGGGACGCTTGACGACCAGGACGAACTGGCAACGCAGTCTCCCGCCTCGTGGACAGTAGTCACAGGAACTCCAGGCACCACTATCCTGACTACGGACTTCGAGACCCAGACTATAACGATCGCCGGTACGCCAACTTCCGGTTTTTACTACCTGCGGGTCACGGATGTGGCCGGAAACATCCAAAACACTGGTTACCTCTCGTTCAACGCATCGGGAGCTGATGTCCAAACTGCGATTTCCTCACTCACCGGGTTTTCCGAAGTCGAAGTGACGACGACAGGCACGTCCCCAAACTTTGTCCACTCGATCAAGTTCGTTGGCGTGGTTGGAGACGTGCCGAACCTCGTGCCTATCAGTTTTCTGAACACGGGAACAATCACGCAGGGGAATGGAGCGGCCGTTGACACCAGTGGTCTTCGATACAAGACCATGGTGTGGGTCGGAAATGGCTCTCAATTGACCACGATCGAGCAGCAGATTTTCCCTGCTTCGCTCACGCAGTACGGTTTTTGCATCCGCATGAAGAAACAATCCGGCGCGACCGGCGTGATTGAGTTTCGGCTCATCGATGGCGCGGGCAACGTCATTAATGACGACGCAGGGACGGCAAACAGTCTATCAGTGAACCTGTCGGTTGTCTCTGCATCGACCTGGAGTCCTCACGTAGCCTTTTTCCGCCTTCCCACCAACCTGCCGACATTTGTTCGGTTTCAGGTGAGGCTGACGACCGCGATCAACAACACCTTTAAGCTGTACCTGGATGACATGACCATGGCCCCGGTGACGGCACTCGGAACCACCGGCATGTCGGTAATTGCGTTCCCTGGGATTGTCGCCTCTTCGACAAGTGATGCTTACACCCTGAGTACGGCAAACAATTTTGCCGGAAGGATCCAGACAGTGTTTAGCCGTTTTTTCGGCCGGCAACTTCCCTCCGCGACCTCGCCCACAATTGCTGACACATAAGCTGGCCTGGCCAGCCCCCTGCCTGTCCTGCCGCGCCCCCCCAGCAAGCAGGCAGGGGATTTTGAATAGGTAACCTGCAAATGAAGATGACATTTGGTGGCTATCCGCTGTACGCACCCGACATTGACGGGCAGTTGTACCAGCAAATCGGCAAGTACATTTGGCCGATGATGCTCACTCCTGCGCAGTCGGAGCGTGGATTCGTTTACAGCAAGGCTTGCGAGCCACTGGAGCCACTTCGCACCCGACGCGTCACGCCCTGCCCTGCCCTGAATCTTTACCAAATGTATTACCCTTGGGGCTGGGATAACTACGCGCGAATGTGGGTGCTCATGAGGAAGCAGCACTTCGTCAACCTGACAAAGAGAGTGCCAGGCACAGATGTGCAATTGGGGCCAGCGGTCTATCCCAACGACAACATCATGGGGTTCCCGGCGGAATGGAACGTCTACCCGCTACGATGCTCCTGGGCCCAAGCTGCTCCCATCAAATCGACCGCCATACCTCTGCCGTTTGGCGGTTTTACGTTCATCTTTGCTGGTTCGATTTACAGCATCGAAATGCCAATGGTGCCCAACCGCGTCGTGAAGGTCGGCGCAGGCATTGACTGGCAGGCCGAACTGAAAGACGTGAAGCTGGAAATACCAGAAGGCGAGCCACCGCTGGACACCATTTACCTGGTGGAACTCGTGGACTTTCGCTACCGGCTGAGACAGCAGCTTGCACCCTACGTGTCGCAAACAAGCCCCAGCTGGCAGCAGTTTGTGTCCGCGATCACCAGTGGGCTCCCTCAACTCCGCCAACTGCTCGAAAGCCCGGCTTCCGGGACGCTCTACGCCTCCCTGGCAACGCCTGCCTCCATGCCGGACATGTCTCAACTGAATCGACCCGGCACTCCGGTCACTCAAATACTGGATTGTCTGCCGACGGGATTGGCCAATTCAACTGGGCGTGACCTAATTCCAACAGCCGAGAAGCCCAAGCGAAAAAACCTGCTTGCGGCGTTTGCGTTTGACGATCCCGAGCTCAATTTCGTTGTCGAAAACGACTCGGAGGCGGCAAGCTACAAGACGTTCGTGGTGGATTACCTCTTCCCTCGTTACATCAATGGACGGCACCGGCCGGAGCTTCCGCCATACAAAATTGCAGGCGAAGTCCCAGCCGGCGCGTCAGCGGCGGAGGTCGAGCGAATTTCCATGACCTCATCTCAGCCGGCCCGGTTTGCCAGCGCCGACGACGATTGCCCGTACAATCTCGCTGCGCTTCGCCTGCTGGCATCTCAAGACCTGCCGTTAATTACCAGGCACCTTGGCTCGACAACCTCATTTCCAAGAAGGTTCTCGAAGGATTGGCTTGACTTCTATTTGTTTGAATTCATCAACGGTTCGGGCCCAATCGCAATTCGCAAGAACTTGTCGCCAACCCAGTACCGGATGCACAGCTACAACGTTGCGGAACAGTTGCCTAAGGCCTGTGACGATGTTCGCAGGGTCAGGCTCCTGGAAAACCTCCCGGCTTGTTCCGACGCAATGGCTTACATCCTGACTGACGGAGACGTTGTTCCAACTGATGTCAATTGCAGTGAATCTGGGTCTGGGTCTGGCTCGGCTGAAGAACTTACGGACAACTGCCCATGCAACAACGAAAGGCTGGTGCTTGTTCGGGACACGGCCGGCATCGCTCGTTCTAAAATTAGCCGGGCGCTCGACGATGGGATTCAAAATGCGACCCGATACGCTCCTTCAAACTCAATGGGCTTCGCTCGTCCGCTGCGGTGCGCGGGAACCAATTCCGAGTTTGTATACGAGCTGATTAGCGTTGGCCAGGGTTGCTGCGAAGAAAGCAGCAGTGGAGCCGAAGACTGCTGTGAGCAGTGGTTTACACGTTTTGAAAACCTTGGAATGGTGATAAACAAGCCTCTTGGCTCGGTGATTGCCTATGGCGAGACTGTCGGTCAAGCCAAATCGAGCGGTGACGCTTACATTCGATACATGGCCTACTTGGCCTCAAGCGCTTCTCCTCCGGGCTGTGCGATTGACCTGTCGTCAATTCACTCATTCCCCACTCAGAACTCCCGCATGGAGGGTTCCGAGCCATGCACGAACACTTACAGCGAATGCTCGATTGAGTACGCCAAAACTAAAATGCGTGGCCGGCTGCCGGTCGATGGCGGTTCCTGTTCCTGGTACGAAGATCTGTCCCAGCCAGTTACCTTGAATTATTACCACAGCCGAATGCTGAGGTCGAATCCAGCCACCTGCGCTTACGGCAAAAAGGTCTACAACTTCACCTCAGTCCTGACCACTTTAGAGTCTGTTGGCCCTGATTACGTGGTCTTGAAGCACACCTGCCCATCGCCGAGCTCTGAAAGCAGCGGCGGTCCCGACCCGTGCTGTGCTGTGCTCACTGACCATGACGTGAGATGTATCGGCGGCAAACTTCAGCGATGGAAAAAAGAAACCGAGGTTTGCTGGGACGGAGAGTGCCTCGTCACGAGAGTTGTTTCGGACTGGGCGAATACCGGTCAGAATGCAGGATGCTGTTCCTGCGGTAGCGAAAGCTCTTCGTTGTCTTCGTCGGCCGCAGAACCGTCGTCGTGCTGTCTCTGCGACCTGACCCAACAAAGCTATCCGGCGCTGATTCATCACGAGTTTACTGGCCGTATTGGTGGGGTTTTCACTCGTGTGAACCGATCAGAGCGAATCACTTTGCAAAAGCAAACTGTCTCTCCTGGCAACTGCCGCTATTTCGGGACCGGTTCATACACTACAAATTTCGACCCGGGCCCTTCGGTGCTTCATTTTGACGTAACGGTCACTTGCAACGTCCCCTTTACTTGTTTGTGCAGTAACAACCAGCAGCGGACGGTCGCGGTTAAGCTGGAATATCGGTGGGACAATGACGCTCGAAAGGCTAATGTGATTGAAGAGTGCTGCGAGGGTTTTGTTCCACCTCCAGGAACATTTACCCAGGCTCTTTGCCCTCAGACTGCGACATGCAATCCGCTCTGCCTCAGCTGGACTGAAACCGATTGCAAGCAGGCAGTTCACGACCGCTGGAGTTCTGGAAACTTGCCCGACAACTATCGACTGTATCGACTAAATATTGGCTGCGGAGTTCCGCGACCTACTTTCCCCACTGCTCGATTGGTAATGGGCGGTAACGTGTACAATTTCGGCGTCAACGAACAGCTTCCTGAATCGGGACTGGGGCTTTACCACGGCACTTTTGAGACCTCGACCATTCCAAGCCAGTTGCTTGATGAAGCCATGCTTGGCGGGTCGTCTCCGACGTCAATTCGTTTTGTCATGTCAGTTGACACGAATTCAGCGATTGCAGATGAGCAGTCGGGATGGACCGGTTCGCTTTATTACGAGCTGCTCACTCGCGACCAGTCGGTTGCGACAGCCGGAGTCTTGTGGTCGTGGGGCCAGACACCTGGCGGATCCGGTTATCCGTTTGGCATCACCGTGTCAAACACCGGAAGCTCTCAAAAGTACCCTGGTATTCCGTTCAACACCGATTGCCCTTGGAGTTTGAGCACAAGCGATGACTCTTCAGGAATGCGTCTGTCAAATCTGATTTCAACTGGAGTTGCCTCGGACAGACAGGCAACTTTCTCGGGGACTCTGTCTGCTGCCACCACGACCGCTACGGCGCTGACTGCGAGCGTAATGGCCACTTCGGCCGTTCAGCTCGATGGTGTCCGGGTTTACAGCGGCAGCATGTCAGCGTTTTCTGCTTTCAGTCTTGCTGGAGCCTCCGTGACCAGCTCTGGAACCGTGTTTGTTTAACGAAGGATTTTGAAAATGGCTATTCAACTCAGCACTACCGTGCGAAATGCTCGTCTCGACAGTTTTGAAACCGCAATTGGAGTCAGTCCGATTCTGCAACTTCGAACCGGGTCACCACCAGCCTCTTGTGCGGCTGCTGACACGGGGACTCTGCTTGCAAGCATGACCCTGCCCAGCGATTGGATGAACGCTGCATCGTCTGGAACCAAGACCAAACTTGGAACATGGAGCGATTCTTCCGCAGACGCAACTGGAACTGCCGGACATTTTCGGATCAAGGACTCGACCGGCGCGACGACACACTTGCAGGGTACAGTCACTGCAACTGGTGGTGGTGGCGACATGACACTGAGCAGCACGTCGATTACCTCAGGCCAGGTCGTGGCTGTAGACACGTTTTCCATCAGTGAAGGCAACGCCTAATGTCTGTGGGCGTCGTCCTGAATACGTATAGGCGACGGAATATCGCGGCTCAACTGGCATCGCTACAGCGACAAACCGTAAAGCCCCAGGGCGTTTTGGTTTGGCGAAACGACTCCTGGTCCGACGACGAATTCCGCTCGCTGGCGGGTAGCGTCCGGTTCGTCAAGGCGAGCGAGAACATGGGGGTGTGGCCGCGATTCATCGCGGGTTGCCTTCTGGGCTGCGAATTTGTTGCTGTATTCGACGATGACACAGTCCCCGGTGTGAAGTGGCTAGAGAACTGCTTGTCGTGTTACCGGTCACGCCCGGGCGTTTATGGGGCAAATGGCATTCGTCTGCCTCACGACACCTATCACGGGGGAAGCAGGCATGGATGGGTTCGCCCGTCAAGCGACACGGTCCAGGTTGATGTAGTTGGCCACGCCTGGTTCTACCCTCAATGGCTTGCATCCAAGGCCCTGGATACTTACGGTGGCCACCTGCGAGCTGGAGAGGACATGGCGCTCAGCTTTGTGGCACAGCGAAACGGTTACGACACATTCACGCCACCGCATCCACGTCACGACAGGGAAATGTGGGGTAGCGTTGACGGTTTTCGATTGAGCGCGGACGGCAATGCAATCAGCTCGACCTCGGCCGGATGGAATGGATACGAGTCGGAGTACCACCGTCTCCGCCGGCTCGGATGGAGGCTTTTATGCGATGGCTAGGATGGTCGTTTACGGAGTCTCTGGAAAATGTCTGGTCGGTTGTGTCAAGCCGAACGCCCATCGCGCTTGCCAGATTCGGCGATGGCGAACTTGCATTGATGTCGAACAAGCCGGTTTACGGGCAGGCGAAAGCTGTGGATGGCTGGAGCCATAAGGGGGGCCCTAGCGAGCTTGGCCTAAAACTGATTGAGGCTGCGCGAAACGAGTATTTGATTCAGGGAATCCCTTGTTCCTGCTGCAACCGCCAGGCCCGGGACGAGCTTTCCGTGAGATGCCTCGGAAACCAGACGTTTGCAAATGTGTTCATCAATGGCAATCACGAGTCTTTCATCAAGCGACTGCGTTTGCTCGACCGCCCGGTGTATTTGATTGCCAGCCAGCGGGCGACACACATCGACCGCCTGCCATGCAACATCAATGGCGTGTACCAAGTCCCTGATGATTGCGTCAATGTCTTTGAAGAGCGGTATTCAGCCTATCGGGAGACCATGTCACTGATAGCATCGGTCTGGAGAGAATCGCTGATACTGGTTGCTGCTGGGCCGATGGGAACGGTGTTTGTTCATTGGATGCAGCAAAGCAATCCTAATGTACAGGCTATTGACGTCGGCAGTGCATTAGACCAATTCATTTTCGGTCACGACACACGACCATACCACAAGCCAGGCAACCCCTACCGAAAGAGAGTTTGCGTCCAATGATTGTGAGTTTTGTGTATCCCTACCTCGACCATTCCGCCCGAGGGGATGAACTTCGGTGGAGCATCCGCAGTTTGGCAAACATCAGGGGGTGCAGTGTCATGCCCGTTGTGCTCGGACGGGCTCCTGAATGGTTTCGTGGCCCCAATCTTCGGCTTACGGAAAACGGTACTCGTGAGCGCGATGTCCAGAGCAAGCTGCTTCAGGCCTGCTTCACGGATTTTATCTCCGATCGATTCGTCGTGGTCTCGGATGACACTGTCTTCTCAAAGTCAATTGACATTTCGGAGGTAATGACCGCGCGGCACAGGGGATCCGCTTACCTCCAGCCCGACATTGACCGGATTTCCGGGTCAGCATGGCAGTTAACCAGAAAACACACCCTGCAAACCTGCCTCGATAAAGGTTTTTCGGTCTACGACACATCCACGCATTGGCCATGGACGTTTGAGAAGCGAAAGCTGGTCCAGCTGTTTCAAGAGTTTGACCTGGTCGCCAACAGGTTTCTGATTGAAGTCCTGTACGCCAATCGATTCGGTGTTTTGGTCAAGCCATCAACGGATTTTGCCTACGTTCGACAAAGCGGTGACGCCCGCTATTGGAAGGCCCTGCTTGAGGCCAACAAGGTGATCAACTGGTCAGATGCCATGTTCGATGCTGAATTGAGAGCCTCGCTGGTCGAGTATTTCCCCGACGCGTCCCCCTGGGAGAAGTCTGGCGCTGACAGCATCACGCTGAGCCAGGTGTCGGACAAGATTGTTATTGCCAAGCAATCGTGCCTTCACCTCCAAGACCCTGT